GTTGGGTTTGCCTGTAATGAAGCTGCCATAACTTATTTTTTTTTATTTTCGTTTACTTTTAATTCTTAATCCACGACCTGAGTCATTGTTTACTGAACGGAACTGAGTTCCACCTTTCTTAGTTACTTCGGGTGCTTTCCTTTCATCCATTTGGATATTCTTAATCTTACGAGTAACATCATCTGTTGCACTCGCTGCCCCCTGCTCATAGAAAAATCGAGCAAACCGTTCAGGATTCATAGCTACAGCTAATGACCTGTGATAACCTGCTGCATCACTCATCATACCATTGTCATCCAAATACTTTGCAATAAAGTTTTGTGGAGACAACTGAGACTTTTTAATTTCATCAGCGTTTGAAGGTGTGTAGCTAACTGTGGTATCTCCTATCTTGAAATCAAAACCTTTGAAATCTGAAAATACCTCGTTGGTTTTCTTCTCAAACCATTCACGCTTTCTTTTTACCTCCTGCTCATAAGTCTTAGACTGCTCTATATATTGTCGATAAGCCTCCTGCTCCTTCTTGTCATCCTCAGACATTTGAACCGTACTTGACACAAGGGGTTCTTTATACATCTGCTTCTGCTCATTGAAGAAACTTTTAGCCTCTTTAACAATTCTTTTCTTTGACAACTTCTTTCTCTTGATGTCCTTCTCCTCATCCAACTCTTCATCATATGAATACTCAGACATCAATAAGTCTACATCCTCCATATCAAAGGCATCTCCCTTTGCTATAAAGAACTCTGTAAGAAGTTGCTTTTCATCCATACCATCAAAGTCTCTGTTGAGTTTGATATACTCATCCATGCCCCTTCCTGTTTTTTTCCTATATTCAAAATAGGCTGCAACATCTTCGGGCAGTTCTTCATTGGATGACTTCTCCTCTAACAAATCATTCATAGATGATATGTCCTTGTTGTAACGATTTCTAATGTACTCAAGCACATCATCGTCGCCCAACTCTTTAGGTACGAATGTGTCATCTGCTGTGATTACATCCTCAGTAGATTCATTGACAACTACATCCTCCGTTGAGGTTGTATCTTCTCCTTCGTTTAATTCTGCTTCGTGCTTCTCAACAAGTTCCTGTTCCACTTCTTGAACCGACTTATTATCTGCACTTACTTCTCTTACTTTAAATTCCATTTCATTACAAATTTAATAAATTATTTTGAATGTATTTTTCAACCTTCTTTACTGTTGCCTATTGCAGCAATAACTATAAGTACTATACACGCTATAACCATGACACTATCTTGGAGAGAACTCTGCTAAATCAAACCCATCTAAGCTATCCTCGTTAGATTCAAACCTAATTGGTGGAAGATTATTCTTTCTCTGATTGATTAATTTAGATTGCTCACTATTCTGCTGACTGATTCTGTTTGCTTTAGCTTCCTCTCTTTTGTTCTCCCTGTTCCCCAACTCCTGCTGCTGCATACCATATATCCTCTGATTGTATTCAAACTCCTCTGCCATCAACTGACTCTTAAGTACAGCCTCCTGCTTCATCTTCTCTATATTAAACGCAACCTCTGCCTGTTTAACCTTTATCTTACTATTGGTCTCCATCTCTATCTTCTGCATAGCTGCACCTGCTGCCATCTGCTGTGACTGCATATTCTGTTGTGCTGCCATAGCCTGTTGCTGCATAGCCATCTGCTGCTCCATCTCTTGCTTGGTCTTTCTCTTTAACTTCAACAATTGATTTGCAACCTTGATGTTCTTAATCTCTCTTATGTCTATGGCATCCTCAAGGTTTATATCATTCCTTGATAGTGCCATCTGAATATTCTGCTCCAACATAGCCTTCTGCTCCTCATCGGGTGCTATCTCTATAAAGATTCCGAAGTCATATATATACAGGTCTTCTATGCTGCCAAGTATTGCAACATTGTATTTACCTATTCTATTTATAAACCCTTCCTTGAAGTCTGCATATTGTAATATATCTGCAACCCTGTAGGTCAAAGCCTCTGCTATACTCTTGAATAGATACAAGCTGCCATCAAGTATATGTCTTGTCGCTGTATTAGAGTTTAGTGCTGCCAATTTCTGCAACCCAACCAAAGCATTTGAATCAGGTGTCGAAGCATCTCTTGCCTCATTTAATCCTGTCACAGTCCTAATCATATTCAAGTAGTGGTTGTAGTTGTAGATAAGCATCTGTGTCTTACCTGCACCACTATTAGAGTTCAACTGCTGTATAGGAACTCTTGCGTTATTAAACTCCCCATCCTGTGTATATGACCTACCGATTACACTACCTGTTTGGAAGTATAACCTCAAAGCATCCTCGGGATTGTAGGCATTACCTGTTCCTAAGTCAACCTCATTAAGTCCATCGGCATCAATGTATACACCATCGGGTACTACCCTTGATATAACCTGCTGTAGCTTCAAGTGAGTAATCTGTATAAGGTCAGCAAAAGGTATCATCCTTCTTACCAAAGACTCTATAGAACCCTTATACATTCTCGGTGCTACTGCAACATAGTTAGGTAGTGCGTGTTGAGTTGCTGATTTTGGTCTTACCATATTCTTAGCCACCTCCCACTTTATAACTATGTCTGTACCCATGACCATAATACCATCGTACCACACATCAATAGTCTTCTCTATCTTTTCAAACCTTCCCTCTTCTAACATCTCCTGTGGAGGATTGAATGTGTCATCCTTCTCGATAACCTTCATACCCCCTGTATCCATTATCTTTTTCTTGTATACTATCTTCTTTGTAGTCTTGTAGTTGAAGTACAAAAGGGTTACAGTATCTCTACTAAACAACTCGTTGTCATAGAACTGCTCTAAGTTATGGTAGTCATACCAATCTCTACCCGATGCCTGTATCTCTTCCATCTTATCCTTACGGATGTCGGGATTGATTTTATATATCTCTGATAGATGTACGTTCTTAACCTCTCCCCAATAGAAACAATCTTTGAAGTGTGGGTCTTCTGTATAGCTGTATACAACATTGGCAGGGTCAACATAGCTTATCTTTACACCCGAACCGTAAAGGAACTCATGCCTTGCTATACCAATCCCTAACGTAGCTAAATCATAATCAACCCTCTTGCGTAGTTGCAGATGATGATTCTCTTCAAGGATTGTATTGACAGCCTCTTCTTCTGCAATCTCAATTGCAGGTTTATAATTAAGCTGCATATACAACCCAAGTTCTTCATCTGTACTTGGCAGGTCTTCTGCATTTGTAACAAATGGATTAAGACCTGTATTGTCTTGGATGGTAGTTAGGACATCCTTTGCCAACATCTGACCTTGAATCATGTCTTGGTACTTGCTTCGATTCTCTTGAGATAGAGCATCTTGAGCAACTGCCTTGACATTAAACAATCTATCAGACATACCGTTAACAACAATATCTACGAACTTAGGTATAATAGGAATAGGTGTCCAATCGAGATTAAGATAAGACAGGTCTCCATCGACTGCTATCTCATCCTTGTACTTACGAATAGACTGCTCCCCTCTTGCATATAATCTAAGTCTATGGAACTCAGACCAATTGGTATAGAATCTACAGTTACCGTAGTCTCTTCTAAACCATTCGTATTGAATAGCCTGACCAACCTTCAATCCAAACTCAGTAGAATCCTTCTCAGCATTAGATGCTAATTGGTCGGGGAATCCTGTGCTATATATGTTTACCTTGTTCCTCATCTGATAATTTCGCTTGTGTTTCCTTTGTTGTCGTATCTTACAAAGTTAATGCTTATTTTTGACTTTGTTTTCTCACTTGTATATCTGTGCTTTTGACAAGCCATTATAGCAAGTCCTGAACTTATAGAGGCATCAAACTTAGTCCTGTTGGTTATATCGAATGTTGCCCAATCCTGTAGTGTCCTATCAAATGGCATATGACCAATCTCATCGGGAGGTCTAAAGTCTCCATCAAAATCAAAGCCTATATGTTTTTCAATATAGGATTCTATTGCAGCAGCGTGTGACTGCTTCACATCTTCTGATGAGTTAGGGATTCCACCCAACTCCTTCTCTGTCTTTGATAGTCTATGCTTTGGCTTATCGGGTCTGTTCATGCAGAAGTTTCTATACCCCCTGTTCTTGAAGTGGTATAGTAGTCTCGGCTTATTGTTCTCTATCAGTATAGGCATACCATAGAATATACAAGCCATCAATACCTCCTCAAAGAATATCTCTGCTGTCTGTGGTCTTGCTATGTATTCTAAGAAGAACTCATTACTTGGAGCATCATCCATATTGAACTTAGTCAGACCATGAAGAGAACCATTAGAGCCTCTGCCCCCAACCGTTCCACTAATATCATAGCTATCACAACCGAATGCTCCTATGTGTTCATTTGATGGGTAGTATTCTCCCCTATGATTTTTCCTTGCCCCATTCTGTAGCTGCTTTGGAGGTAGCCACGATACCAAGAACCTACCCCTGTTGTCGGGTTTCCAAATAACTTCTGTATCTTTTATCCCATCCCTCCAATGAAATGAACCCCTTGTTATGTGGTGTTCTTTTACCATTGAATCATTGTAGTCTACCTGCTGATATATCTTTGTTAGATTAAATATAGAACCCTTACTCTCATCTCTAAATGCGTGTGACTCACTACGAGGAAACTGCCTATAGTATTCATTCAACGCATCTGCATCCTGCTTCAATGACTCAACCTCTGCCTCCCAATATTCTATAGCACCTATGTCAATCATTTCATCATCAATGCCGACAATAGGATTATTAGGAGTATGCAGTACAGGCATTCCATACCTATCAATAAAGCCTTCCATATTCCATTCCATAGGAATAAACAAACTGTACAGTCCACTTTTCGTTTGCCCATTTTTGTTACGAGTGTCAGTCTTTGAGTTGTAATACAAGTCTTTAAAGTTTCCACCACCCTTTGCTTTTGCATTGGCAGTAGAACCCATCATACACTTACCGATTATCTTCCTACCCAATCTTAGACAGGTCTTGGTAACCCTCCAATTGTTTCTAATATTGTTTGGCTTTATCCACTTCCCACTCTCATCGTGAACAAGGAGTAGTAGCTTCTCTCCATCATAGCTGTTGTCATCTGTATTCTTCCAATCTATAGTGGTATCCAACCCATCCATCTCCTCATCTATGTTGTACATATTCTTCTTAGTAATCTTAGATGCAGGTACTCGATATGCCAACTCTGTCTTTGGTTTATCCATACCATCCATGACAGGCTTGAAGAAGAATGGTAGCTTTGAATTTATTGGAACAACCTTGTCGGTAAACATCTTCTTGGCATCGGGTCCTGTCTTGGATAGTATCCCAATCCTTGAATCCCTTGCAAGTGTTGCTGTGTTTACACACTCAGAAGATGACATGAATGAAAATCCACTACGCCTAATCTTTAGGTACACCATGCCATAACTCCTATCGTCTGCCTTCGCTGCCTCCCAAAAGATATATAGTATCCTATTGGCTTCTCTAAAGTCAGGATAGCCAACATCTATGCTTGTCCATTGGCAGTACATATAGTGTGAGCCTGTCATGTATGTAGGCTTCCCATTGTTCTTAAACCAAAAGCCTTCATCCCTGTAATCAAACTCCTCCTCTATGTAATCAACCCATCTCGCCTTGAAGTCTGATGGCATTTGATTCCATTGGAATATGGATTTAATCTTAGATAACTCCTTTGGCAACTCATACCTTTCCCAATACTGTTCTTTCTTTTGTGTGTGTCTTGTGCGACACTCCCTCGGTGTCTTGGGTAGTGCTATATAAAGACCTTCAATCTTATATATCTCCCCTATCTGACCTGTCTTAGATATGACTACAACATCGTAGTCCTTATTGTATCCATACCCCCATGACTTAGCAGTATTCTTTTTGCTAAGAACACCCTTCGGTATGTAACCATCTACAACCTCATACAGTAATTTATTTTGATCTTCTTTCTGCAAATCCTTTGCTTGTTACTTTTACATTGGAAGACTCCTCTCCTGTCAGTCTTTCCCTTTCTTCTTCTATCTTACTCAGTATCTCAAACGCATCAAAGATTGCCAACTTCTTTGAAGCTGCTGCATTCTTCAACCTATCTGCTGACACATCATCATCCCCTCCTGTTATTATATCTTCATTGGCAACCTTGATTAGCTGCTCTACTGCCCTGTGTCCTGCCTGTATTATCCTACTCTTAAGTTCGTTTATCTCTTTCATATACTGCTGCTTTTTGGTGGTCGAATACTCGGAACATAGTGTCAGCAAACATTTATTATAATAATTGCTAACATCAATCCAAGTGCCATCCCGCACCCAATTCCTATAATAAAGCTTCTTGTTGAAAAACGGTTGCTAACATCAGCTATATTTTCTTTACTCATACTACTGCTGCGATTTGGTGGTCGAACATTCTATACATCTTCTTACCATCAACCTCAAACTCATACTCGCTCTCAGGTTCAAATATTATCGTGTCGCCCTTTTTAACGCCCTGTGCTGAAAGATATTCGTTAGGGTACTCTATTACACCCATCAAGGGTTCTTCTGTGAATGGCTTGAAGATATAGCTGTCCTGTGGAGGTATTGGAGATACAAAGCAATACCTGTCATGTGGATACCACTCCCCATCCTGCTTGTACATATAAAATTGGTCTCCATCTATAAAGAACAAATCATCCTTAAAGAATGACTTTCCACTCTGCCTTCTGCCCTGCATATCATTGTAGAACTTAAAAGCGTTGTGATGTACCAATAGTATATCCCCAACCCTAATGTTGCCATCGTAATCCAATGGAGTACTAAGAACCTCCCCCTCTCTATTCACAAACTTATGGTCTTCCTCTGATGTGCTAACAACAA